CCTCGGTGGTGATTTGAGAACCGTCAGGGTTGAGTAGATTTTGCGCGACGGCTTGCGCCTGAATTTCTTCGGGAGTCATATCGGTTTCGGTTATTGGTTGATGAACGGAAGTGTTTTGAGCCTGAATCCGCACGCGCCGCGATGACCGCCGCCGCCATGCTTGGCAGCGATGATTGAAAGGTCAATTCCAGCGTTGTGCTTGGCGTGATACATTGAGCAATCCCAAATCGTTCCATTGAATGAGAATTTCAGAAGCGCGTCATGTCCGGTTTCAGGAACATCTTTCGACGCAAACGCCAGCGAGTTTTTTGACTGCGTGTTCAATGCTAGAAATTTCAAACCCTCCCACTCCACGATGAAACTTTGATTCATTGCAAAGGCGTCGTTACGCTGCTGATATTTTTGCAATAACTTTCCGTCGTTCAAAAGCGACAGGACTTGCGTGTTGTAGCGTTTCGGAATTGCCTGATCCGGGCCAGTGTCACCAGCGAGCAGCCAGTTCCACTTCTCCGGCGTCAATTCGGTTGAGCGAAGCCCGAATTGAAATGTTTCTGCGTCGGGGTCGCGCTTGTCCCAGATGTCGTATTCGCCGGCCAGTTGCACGGCGATGGGTTCGTGGACAAGGCGTAATTGAAAATCTTCTTTTGTTGGTAGTCTTGGTGACGCACCGTCGTCAATAATCGGGCGCGTGAACCACTGCCACGCCAGCCGGCACGCGGCCACGCCATCAAT